TTTACTACTAAAAATCTTTTTTACGTTGTCATATTTTTTTACCGGTATCTCCACAACTTTGTTCGCACCGTCTAAATAATAAACTCCACTATTTTTCTTGCAGAATTTAACACTACCATTATCACCAATTAAGATTAAATCGTGTACGATACCATCACAATCAATACCATTACCCGGTACTATAATATAATCCATATCTTTAAATGGTGAATAATCCCTATACCCATCAACGTGTGGTAACATATCTTTAGTTTCTCTTTCCTCATTAACATTCCCACCCCAATATTTTACAGGTTGCTCTAAATCAGGTTGTAATCTATAGTCTGTCGTTAATTCTTCCCCTTCTTCGATGTCTTTGGACGCAACTAAAAATCTTTTTTTACCGTCAACTAACTCGTTATGACAATTTGGTTCATCTTTGTGATTATGCATTTTACCAAGTTCCGTAAAATCATAATTATAACCTAATTCTATAATATCATGTAATAAACCAACAACATCACCCTTTTTTAAATTTTTAGCGGCGAATACTCCCTTTCCTTCTATTTTACTATCACCCACAAAATATTTGTTACCTTTTTTTACGCTTTCTGTAACCGTTTCATTGTTTGGTATTTTTGATTTTAAAACTTTAACAAACTCTTGTTGTATTGCTTTAGTTAATTGAACATAAGATGTGATATTATCCGTAGCAACTACTTGAGTATTTGTGCCTTCTTTTTCTATTTGTCTCATCGCCGCAAGTATTTGTGGCTCAGATAGACTTTTATATTTAGATAGTTTTGATTTAATATCTTTTACAAAACTATTATTACCTTTGTAATCACTAATAGCGGTTAGTCGATTATCATCATATTCAACCACCGTCTCTTTTTTATTTCTATATAAATAACTAATACCGGAAATATTTGTAATACATTTATGTCCGCCGGAATTGGCTTGGATAATATCCCAACCATTAACAGTAATCCTATCTAATAAGTCTTTTTGTTTGTCTGTTAAGTTTTTATAAAGTTTTTCAGAAATATTACCAATAATGGTTAATAATTTATCATCTGCATTTGTTTTAAATGAATCTCTATTTCCGTAAATCGCCATTAAATCTTTTAATGTGAATCCAACAGATTGGTATTCTGCCTGTATTTCAGATAGTCTTTTAAGTGTACCAAATGTGATGGTCATCCCTTTTAAATCGTTTTCAAATTTAGCCAACACTTCATTTTTCATTTCACCTAAATCCACACCCTTTAACGCCCTATCCTCTTTGAATGGGTTACAAGAAGCCTGTACTAATCCTAATGGCCAAGCAATAACTATAAAGTCAGCATCAGGATTGTTTTTAAACGGAGTATATCTATCATATGAACCGGGTTTAATCATAGACCCACCACCATACTGTACAATAATACTACCCACTCTCGTTACGTTTGGGTTCTCTTTTTGTTTTTCAATATAATTTGCTTGGTTTTGAACCAAATCTTCCGTACTTGCATACCCTTTAGTTGATATTTGTTTTTTAATGTTATTTAAAATACTTAAAAGTGATGGTTGAGCATTTAATACTATCTGCTCTAAAAACTCTGGTTTGTTTTTAAATGCCAATAATAATTTATTTGCAACTAATCCCATTAAAAATTTGTTTGATTTTAAACTACTATCCTTATCAAATTTAAGTAAGTAGTTCATAACCATTTCAGGTGATATTTTGTTAACAGCAAAATTTGCAGAGTCTACTGTTGATATGATATTAATGTCCTCTGTTGGAAATATTTCTTTTGGTGACACAACTTGTGATATTGTTTCTATGTTCGATCTTGAAGATTTAAAACTTGTGGACGTTTCTGGTTCAACTCCGGCCTGTGTATCGTGGTGGTCAGTATGAATAACAAGCATGGGTTTACCGTGAGCAAAATCAACCAAGACAGGCATTACCTCACCACTAGCGTCAGGTTTTTTAACTGAAAATTCCTTATCTCCATATTGAATAACTTCTGCGTCCACCACTTTAATCCCGTAGTTCTCTAAATAGCTTTTCATTCCTATCGCAGTGGTAACACCATCTAAATCTTGATGAAAATATATCTTAGCCTTTTTATAACGTTTAGCCAATACATTAATATTTCTAATCCCCGATTCTTTAATTAATCTTTTCATATAATATAAATACTATATAAAATAAAAAATCCCATTTATGAAAATGGGATTTATTGTATTTGACCTAAGGTTTTAAAATATTCAACTATTGTATTTACAATTTGACAATAATTTTTATAAATAAGTTTCTCCAATATTTGCCAATTCTTTAGAAGAATATTTATTACCATTAGGTTTTTTTCCACCATTTGTAACTTCCCAACCAATCATTCTGTTAATAATACTTTGTTGTATCCATTTGTCGGTTAAAGGGTTTCCAAGTTTGTAATTACTTTCTTCAGGATTATTATAAAAATAAAGTTGTTTACCAACATCCCAATATGCCCAACTTTCGCTCATCCCCGCTTGACTTATGTCTTTATTTATTTTGGTTGTCATCAAATTTTTGAACCTATTAATTAAACTTTTTACTAACGTTTCAATTTCATTTGGGTCTTCTTTTGCCAAAGCCTCAGAGTATTTTTTCATACTTTCACTGGGTTCTGCAGCGTTAAATCCAACATCACTATAATTCAATTTAGAAATGTATTGGTCAGAACTACTCGTTGGTTCGTTTTTTTCAACGTTTGGTTGATTAGTTTCAAAATTTGAGGTTATTTTATTCGCACTATTTATTCTTTTTAATTTTAGTGCCTTCTCTTTAAGTCCAGGTATTGTGTCAAGTAAATTATTTGCCTTATCCCAATCTATTGGGTACTCTCCGTTTTCCATACTTTTAGAGTAGTCTTTTAAATATGATCCCTTCCAACTGTCAATACATTCATCTTCGGACCCACCATTGAAAAAACATAACGTTTCTATTATTCCACCAATCTCTTCATCACCACAAAAATTATTTCTTACATAATCCTTAAACTCATAGTCTTTTGAAAATAAATTCATCAATTCATCTAAAGATGTTGAATTTTCTAGTTTTTTGTATTGTGTAACTCTTGAACCCGCCTCCACAGCCTTTTGTCTTAATTCTAAATAATTTCCTTTATTATTTGTTAAATCATCAATTGATGAATTTTTAACCAATTGCGAAAATTCATCCGCAATTTTTTTATCATCGTCTAAACTTTCAAAAATACCCATCATTTGTTTAATTCTTAATATTTCTGTAATAATATTTTTCATAATATATAAATACTATATAAAATAAAAAATCCCATTTATGAAAATGGGATTTCTTGTATTTGACCTAATGTTTTAAAGTATTCAACTCTTGTTTTGGCAATTTCCACATAATTTGGTGATAACTCAATACCCAACCATCTACGACCCAATATTTCTGCAGCCACCAAACTTGTTCCTGAACCAGCAAATGGGTCTAATACTACATCGTTTTTGTAGGACAATATTTTAATCGCCTTTGTTGGGATGTCCATTGAGAAGGTCGCCTTGGTGAGTGATTTAGTATCTGCAAAGTAATTCCACTGACCAAACACAAGTTCCATAAACTCTTTCTTATCTGTCTCTTCATATACAATTTTTTTCTTTAATGACCCATCTTCCTGTTCAATGTCAGTAGGTGTCCCTTTCCACTGAGGTTCTCCTTTAACCTTTTTAATGTGGTGTTTTTTGTATGCTAAGATTACACACTCCTTAGGATTATAAATGTATGGGCTTGATGGACTCATCCAAGAACCCCAAGCAGTTGTTTTACTTCGGTGTGGTGATTGTTCCTCAAGGTCGACAATCCCAAAGAACCCATAACCAATTTCTTTCATTATTTGCCACATCTCAGAAACAAAGAAAATTCTTCCACCTTTCTTTTGACGATTAATCTCATAGGGTATGTTCAACGCAATTCTTCCATCGTCCTTTAACAGCCTATAGGATTCACTTAACCAATTTTTGGCAAACTCAACATACTCGTTAAATTCAACATCATCCTCATGTACATCGTAAGCAATTCCAACACCATAAGGTGGGGATGTTACAATTAAATCAACACTACCCTCAGGTAATGTTTTCATTACCTCAACACAATCTCCGTTTATTATTTTTCCTGTTTCTATCATATTCTTATTTTATACTTTCTAAAAAATCCCACACTTCATTTGAAAACTCTTCATATAGGTCCCCATCCTCATCATCCGATAAGTCAACAATGTATTCATCCACACAAAAATCCACAATTATTTCGTGTACTTCACCAAGTGTTTGTTCCTCATTTTTTAACCCTTCATATTGATTTAGGATATGGTTTTTTTGTTCTTCTGTTAGTTTCATTTTTTTTAATTTAAAATCAGTACCACTAATACAATGACTACTACGATTATTGACATAATAACCGAATAACCAAAGACTTTATTGTTTCTTTCTACTTGTTCTTTGGTTCTACCTTGCCATTCGTTTGGATTCCAATCCATATTAGACATTTTTTTCTAAATTATCAATATGGTGTTGAAGATACCACATCGCCTTCTTAAGGTCCTCCAATTCTTTTTCTTTATTTTTCTTTCCTGCTCTTGAAATGTACTTAACCGTATTACCCAAAGAAAATCCTAAGTCCCAAGCATCAATAACCTTGATTGCCTCGTATTCATTATTTTCTCCTCCGTAATGTTGTGGATGATTTACTTGTTCCATTATTCTTCTCTATATTCCTTTAACAATTCTTCATTTGACATTGTACCAAACTTCTGATTTAAACCTTCTGTTTTAACATTTTTAGTCATCATATGTTTAACCTCATAGATTTGTTCGGCAGTGTCTAAAGATGTTACAATTTCTTTAATAATTTTATATGGATTGGCATTTGATCCAGGTCTTCTGTCCTCAACATATCCTTTCCATTCTTTTGCTGTGTCTTGTGGTACACGAATAGACGCTCCACGATCGGACACACCCCAACTGAACGTATCGATTGATTGTGTTTCAAAGTCACCAGTAAGTCGTAAATCGTTATTAGACCCATAAGCTTTAATATGTTCTTGGTGTCTTGACCCAAATGAATTAAATATTGATAAAAAATATTCGTATCCTCCCTTATTTCTCATCCTATCGTTTGAAAAGTTGGTGTGAAGTCCTGAACCATTCCATTCACCATAAATTAATGGTTTTGGATGAAGTTCAATATGATAACCATATTTTTCAGAAATCTTATAAAGGAAATATCTACTCATCCATAAGTCATCCCCACCTTTTAATTTACCTTTTGAAAATACTTGATATTCCCATTGACCTAATGCCACTTCAGCATTTGTTCCGGTAAT